GCCACTGGCCGGGAATCCCCACTCCAGGCCGATCTTCCACGGTCCGCTGGTGGTACGCAGGAACGCCAGCGCCGGCGGTGCGCCGGTCTTACCGCTGAGCTGGGTCAGGATCGAACTCTTCCAGACCGACGTGATGTCGAAGGCCGACACCGCGCGCACTCGCGCCAGATAGCCACCTGCGTAGATGCCGGTCACATCGACGCTGGTGGTGCCGGCACGCGGCAGGCGGATCCAGTTGCCGCTGTCCTTCTTCCACTCGACGTCGTAGGCCACCGCCCCTTCTACAGCGGGCCAGGTGATCGTCATGGTGCTCACCGCCAGCCCCTGGTCAATCTGGTACCTTGAGCTCAAGGTAACGCTTGCAGGGGCAGGAACCGTTGTAACTGGCACGACGCTGATAGGGCGCTCTTCAATGCGCGTACCTGTGTCGATGGCGTCGTACTTCGACGGATCATGCTGCAGGCCACTGATGGTCCACTGCGACCCACTCCGCTTCACCGACATTACGCGGTAGAGCTGCACAGCCAGGTCCTCGGCATCCAATGCCCAGCAGAGTTGCGGCTCCGGCGCCATGGAGTAGGCCGTGGTAACGGTCACCTGCCGCCCACTCACAGCCTCAATCGTACGGCCTTCCGCACGGCCATTCGGCAGATTGATCAGCAAGCGATCACCGGCTTTCGCCAAGGTGTCGCGATCAAGGGTGATGACTCGGCCAGCAACGGCGGATATCCGCCCGCCAATCTCTCGACCAGCCAGCACAGCATCAGCCACCGGAATAATGTGCCCAGGCAGAGGAATCCGCCCCTCCAGTCCGGTGCTGAACGTCACGGCGCGATCCAGCACACTGGTCAGCACCACCCATTTACCGCGGCGCTTAGCCTCGCTCTCACGGGTACAGCCGATGGCAGACACCTCGACCATGTTGTCGTTGTAGCGGCGCTGCAGTTCCGGATCAGCGAACGCGGTCACGTCGGTGTCGTAGTTGTTCGCCGGGTTGTCGTAGCTCACCAAGGCACGGCCGTAACGCGCGCGCGGTGATGCCGCGCCGTATTCCATTCGCCCATCGATCACGTTCGCGCGGGTGAACACATAGTCGAAGCCGGCGCCGCGAGGCATGTCAGCTTGAGAAACCAGTTGACCATTGGCCCAATAGCTCATGCCACGGTAGATCGCGGCGATATCGCGCAGCAGCTCCCATGCACCAGCCTTGCTCTGGAGGTTCATATCACATAGGAAACGCGGCTCCTGGCCGCCCTTCCCGTCCGGCACCAACTGGTCGCAATACTGCGCAATGCGATACAACTCCCACTTGTCGACCATCCACGACTTGATGCGCTTGCCCAAGCCGAAAAGATCGTTGGTGCTGATGCCGTAGGTGATCCACGCCGGATTATTGGTCCAGGCAAGTTTCATCGTGCCGTCCCAGACACCGGAATAAGTTCGAGTGTCCGGATCGTAGTTGCTGGGCACCATCCACTTCCGCCCCTTGCATTCCAAGGTCACGGCAGGAATGTTGCTGAACTGCTCTGCACTGAACTCGATGAACAACAGCGCGGTGCCCGGATACCGCAGCTTGGCGTCAATCACCTCAGAGTACGCAGCGATGAGCATCGTGTCGCTCACCAGGCTGCTGTTCTTGTTCGGCGTCAGGCGGCGCACGCGCACCTGCCAACCACTGGTGGCCGCTGGCAGGTCGATCCGACGGGATCGCTCGTAGCGGGTGGTGGTCTTGCCATCGACGGCCTCGCGCAGCACCTCCTCGTACGCGCCTCCGTCGGTGGCCACGTCGACGGCATATTCGATCCGGTACCCGCCGATGTTGCCGTTGGTGTCCTGCTGCTGAAGCGCCGGCCAGGCGAAGCGCAGGCGCACTGCGGAAAGCTGGGTATTGCTCAGCGAGCGCACCCAGGGCGTATCGCTGCGCAACTCGACGTTGACACTGGTTTCGTTCTCAACGGCAGGGATGCCAGGGATGTATTCCTGATCCACAGAGCCAGGGCGAAACTCCCACTTCACGTTCGGGAAGTTCAGGTTGCCGCTGGCGTCCATCAGGGGCGTATTGTCCAAGTAGATGCCACGCTCCGTAGGGCCCTCGGCAAATTCGCCTTCGCCAACAGCGATCAGAATCTTCGCGGTCGCAACGGACTGCAGACTATCCGGCGCGATCGACGGCTGTTTCGGCTTGCTGCTGCCGCCCTTGCGGCCGGCCAGGTGCTGGTGTTCTGCGCCCATGCTTTCCTCCGGGCATGAAAAAGCCCGCCGAAGCGGGCCTATGTTTAACTGCAAATTTCAGCTAGGAGGCTCAGCTCTTGTAACCCCCAAAATAACAGCCTGCCTAATATCACCATCCAACACCTTGGCGTTTATATTCAGAAACACCGTTGTACGCTCCCACTCTGCATACTGAAGAGTCTCTTTCATTTCACCATCAAGAGTATCATTCTCAACATACGCTTCAAACTCTACCCCCGACTTCCTTCTACGAACCTTTACTCTAAAGGAGTCTGGATCAGAAGAATCCACTCTGACTACTCGATAGTATCCATCCAGGCGCTTTTCCACGGCCCTTCTACGCGCGTTCGTCACTAATTCCTTTGCAACATCCTGACTAACTTCAAATCCACTGACAGTTGCTTCATCTGCTGTAGCGAACCCTTTCAGCATCTCAGTTCTTGCATCATATGCCTGCTGCTCAACTGCTGCCAGGGATGGCTGGGAAATGAGCAGCCTATTTAATACCTGCGCCCTCTGTGTCTCTTCGCGAGACAAAGCCTGCATAGTTGAGAGCATATCTCGCTGCTCTTCACTCTTAACTTCGGCAAGCCTAACTTCCTTCCGATAGTTAAGGTAACTACCATATGCTGTCTTACCAGCCCACAGCACCCCAAGCCCAAGCACAGTAACAGCCATAAGCTCTGGAGTCATAGATTCACCCGCTTTCTCAGCGAATTTGATAAGAACATCCTGAAAGTCTATCTCAAAGATAGAAGACCCTTCTTCAACCTTTACTTGTATTTCTAGCTCATCCCGTTCTTCCTTGGACAGGCGCCTAGTGTCATCGGTTTCATAACGAGCGATAGCATAGGAGCGGTAAACTAAATTTTGAAGCTCTATAAAAGATCGCATCACGCTTGGGGTTATGCTTGACTCAAACTTCTCCCCAACCAATTTGACCTTTAACTTCGGCCAACCTTCAAGTTCAATCCGCCCCTTAAAACTTACACCAGTCAACAATCTCTCTATTGCTTCGAATGCTTCTTCTTCTGACCGAATCGCAATATTTTGTGCCACGAGACGTCCCTATTCGCTCTGGATATATAAAGGGCGCAAGACCAATGCTGACGTGCACCAACAGAGCCTCCCCCCTCCGAGAGGCTGTGATCCGATAATAGCCAAACGGCAGCCATTTACACTAGTCTGATATCAAGGACACCCGGGTTCGCTTGCGTCCCGTTGAGCTTCTCGTCATGCCTTGTCCTCCGCATAGATCGACGCCGAGATAATCGCCCCGCCCCAGCGGCGCTTACCGATGCAGATCGGCACCGGGTTCCCGCTGGCGGTGGTATTTCTGGCGCTGCCGAAGGCGTATGACGGCAGGTTCTCCGGCGCCCCGGACATCGAAAGCCCCTTGGCCTGGGGGCTGAGCATTTGCACAACACCGCCAAGCGTCAGGGCGATGCCTGCGGTACCAATCCCGCCGACGACACCACCTGCGGCAGCGAAGCCGCCTGGCCCTGCAGCGACAGTCGCTGCTACGACCATTGCAATACCCACCACGGTCTGCAGCAGGCCAGCCCGCTTGCTGCCTGCAATCACCGGCACAACGCGGATCTCCCGGCAACCGCCCATCCCAAGTTCATCAGGCCCCACATTCTTCCGATTGCGAAAGATCGCGAAGCGCATGCCCTGCCGCTCCAGGCGGAGGATGGCATCCTTGAATCCTGGGAGGGTGTTGCGTAGAGCCGAGAAGGCCTCGTTGGCGGTGCCAGATTCCAACTGCCGATGATGCGTCCGGCCGAACTCACGAATGAGCGGACCGGAAAGCTTGATGACTGTCATCGAGCTCATTTGACCTCCTTGTGCCGCAGGACCAGGCGAGCCCTTTCGTGCCACGGGCCGCCGTAGATGATGATTTCTGATGGTTTGCTGTACAGGTGATGCAGCAGGAAGGGGCCAGGCCCGAACACTGAAGCCTCCTCCCCAGGCAGCGATGGATCGTTGCCCAGATAAATCCCGGCGTGGTTCGGGTGCGCAGTGCGCCCCACCGCCATCACGATCATGTCACCGCGCCGCGGCTGGTCCACCCGGACGAAACCGGCGGCCTCGAACTGCTGCTCGTAGAGGCTCGGACCGTCTGCCCTCTCCCACCAGCCGTCGGCCCGCTCGAAGTGCGGGAACTCGATGCCCCATTCCCTCTGGTACCAGTCCGAGCAGACCTGCCAGCAGTCCTGCACCCCATGCACGAAGGCGCGCCCGAGCAGCGGCACCTTGTCGACGGGCTCGATGGTACGCAGGTCGCCCTCCGGCCAACTCAGGATGTGCCATGTCAGGCCCGAGGCGTTGCACATCGCGACGTCTGCGGGACTCGGTCGGCTGGTGGCATCGGGGTGGCTGTGCACCACTGCAACGATCTCGCCATGGTCCTCTGCATCCGCATACGCCTCCGGCGCGATGCGGAACTCTTCGCCGGCGTCGGCGGCGGTGTTTTCGCAGGGAATGTACCGCTGGCTCCGGCCGGAACGGATGATCAGACCGCAGCACTCGCGCGGATACTCTGCCGCAGCGTGCTTCTGCACGGCGGACAGGATGTGCTTGAGCATGATCAGCTCCTGGCGATGATCGCGACAGCGGGGAAGCCGCCGAAAGGCAACTGGTTGCCAGCGCCGAAGCGAGACTCACACGATCGATACAGGCCTGCGCACTGGTCCTTTGCCGGATCATCCGTAGGCTGATCGTTGATATCGAAACCAGGCCCTGTGTACTGGCAGTAGGGGCCGCGATAACCACCCGTCATGCACCAGTGGCACAAGGTGGTCATCTGCCGGCCAATGGAGTCTTCACCATCGCCTGGGCTGATCAGATCCCAAGACACCTGCTCATTGTTTTCAGTTGTCTTCTGGTCGATGAACCAGATGCTGATCGACTCCTGCGTCGGGTCGGCATCTGGATTGCCATCCGGGAAGTTCTCAGTGTCGAGGTATCTCGCCAGTGTTTCTCGGATTGTGAGCCGGAAGTTGGCCAGGTCGTCGTAGGCCAAGCACAGCGCAGAGATGCGTGCATTGACGTTCCCTGCCGTGAACTTAGGGCGAACCGACGCCCCATCGCCGCTCGCCTCCAGGCCCTCAACCTGCACCGGCCAGGCGGCGTATTCGTTTCCCTGCCACCAAATCGACTTCGCCGGCAACTGGTCCGCATTGGCGCCGGCGGCTGCCAGCTCCTGAGGGGTATGCGCAATCGCGTGCCCATGAAAGCGCAGCACATCGGCCCCGTAGTCCGTGCCGTCCAGTTCGAACAGCATGATCTCGGAGCCAGGCTCCAGCTTCTGGATATCCGCTAACAAGGTCATGGGTGATACGCTCGAACGAAGGTCAATGAAAGAACGGTGATGCCTGCCGGGCGCCGTTGGCTCTGGTACGCCTCACAGCGGTAGAGGCCAAGCTCACCACCCGGTGGTGTCCAGAGGAAGGCACGGTAGCCACCGTGGCGCCGAATGAACGCCAACGGCAGCGCCACCTCCTCGGCCAGACCACCGAAGGTAAGCGTCCAGGTCTGGCTATCTGGATTGAGCCCGTCGCTGGAAACCTGAACGTAGCCATCTCCCATCTGGGACTTTCGCAGGCGCATTTCGCCATCGCACGACGCCTCGTCGTCCGGAATCCAGGTGAAGGTTTCGATGGCCATGTTTACTCCCGCTGGATTGCACGCCAAACATCTCCGCCAGGGCGAATTGCAGAGCTACAGTCGGCCGCCAGCGATTTCGAATGGGCCAGTTCCAGGCGTCGTATCTCCAGCAAGGTATCCGCCCCTACAGACCCCTCCTCTGCGACAACAGCTTGAATGCGCCCCAGCATCGCCCCCATAGCCTCCGCTCTCGCACGAAGTTCATCAGCCTTAGTCGCTTCGCCAACCCCGTCGAAGAAGAACTCTGAAAGCGCCTGGCCGATCTTCTGGACCAGGTCGTAACGGTTGTACTCAAAGCTCATCAGCCTCTCCCATTGATAGCTCGCCAGATTGAACCGCCAGGTCTCAGACCGTTGGTGATGGCGTTGGTCACCTCCGTCTTTGCCACGGCCTGAACGGTCTTCCCCAGCAGCGTCGGGTCAACGTCAGGAACTGGGGATGAAGTAGACACCCCGGACACCTCTACATCGACCGACAGCGGAAAGTTGTAGGTGTTGCCACCAGCAGGCATCCCCCCTGCCATCCTCACGCCAAGCGATCCATCGCTATTCCGTGCCAGGGGCAGGATCGCCTCCGGCCCCGCTTCGCCCATCACCCCCATGCGACCACCGCTCATGCCGAACGCGGTAGGCGTGTTGACCACGCTGTTGGTGAAGGCCCCGCCAGTGGCGAACATCTGCACGCCGTTGGCCCAAGCACCGCCGTCCGCCTGCATGGCCGCCCAATTTGAATATGCGCTGCCGGTGTAGCCAGATGCTGATGCACCAGCCGTCGCTGACCCACCAAACCACCCGCCCAGCGCAGACGCTCCAATGCCCAACAAACCGCTCAGAGCCGATGTGGCCGCCTGCTGGGCAGCGATTCTCGCCATGTCGTTGATCACGCTTGAGGCAAAGTCATGGAAGTTCAACTTGCCGGTGGTGGCAAAGTCGGCCAGGGCGTCGCGGGCCGAGTAGAAGCCGGCAGTGAGGCCATCATCCATGGCACTGGCTACGTCGTTCGCATCGGCCTGGATGTTCTGCCAGGCGCGGCGGGCACCGTTTCGATAGTCCGCCATCGCCTGCAGGCGCCGCTCATAGCCGTCAACCTCAGCCTGCGTTTCGCGTGACTGGAACTCCGCCAGGTCAGCAAGGCGTTGTTCGTACGCGAACTGGCTGAGGCGCCGGCTTGCATCTTCCTGCTGCTCCTCCAGCGCCCGCCGGAGATCTGCGTACTTCTTACGGATCTGGTTGAGACGGTCCTGCTGCTCACCTTCCTGGTCCCCCAGCCCGATGGCCGACACGCTCGCATTGATCGAGTCCTGCTGCGCCTGCAGCATCAGTTCCATCGCAGCACGATAAGACTCCGCGCTGTTGCGCCGGATCTCGGCCAACTTCTGCTCGGCTTGGATCTGCTTCTGCAGAGTGGCGTCCCCGTACTGTTCGTTCAGGTTCTTGATGGCCTCTTCCAGTTGCTCAGCCGAAAGCTTCCCGAGACTATGGGCTTTCCGTAGCCCTTCGATGCCCGCGGCGAGATCCTCCAGCCGTTTCTTCTCCGGAAGCGCTCGGTCAATCAAGTCGTCGATCGCCTTGATCTCGTCGCTTACCGCCTTGGTGCGCGCCTTGCCGCTGGCCGTCGCGGCCTGATTGGCCTTCTTCTGCGCCTCAATAGCATTGGCCGACTTCAGGATCTCTTGGCGATCCAGATCGGTGAGTTCCTTGTTCTCAGCGATGTACCGGTTCGCCGCCTTGATGGCATTGCCATTGTCCTGCAAGGTACCGAGTTGCTTATTCAGCGTGTCGAGGTAGCTTTGACCGGCGCTACTCATGCCAGTCTTCGCGGCATTGTTCGCGTTGGTCGAGGCAGTGTTTTGGTCCGTTACGCTGGTCAGCACACGCAGCTTCTCGGTCACATCGCGAGAGCGATCCGACGCCTCCTCGAGCGCGCGCGCTTGCAGAACCCAACTATCAATATCCTGAGGATCGACCCCAAGGCGCTCGCCAACTTCGCGGAGGATCGGTGCCAGCGCCTCACCGCTGCTCTTTGCCTCCTTCAGGCGGTCGAGTAGCGCCTGGTATTCGGAGAGCTGCCTCGTGTACTGCCCACCTGAATCTCTTGCCGGAGCAGTCACCAGGGCGGAACGGATATCCGCAGCCAGATCACCGTACGCCGCCCGCACCTCCTCGGTCGCCTTGATCTCCTCGCGTTTCCACTCAACCAATGCAGCATCGCGGCTATCGCGGCTCAGCTTCTGGAACTCCTCCCGCAACTGCTTGACCGGCTTGTGCAGGTCATCCAGGCTGACGCCAGCCTGGTCGGCGTTGTCGCGAAGCAGAAGGAACGAGGCGGCCGCCGCGCCGGCCGTTACCGCCAACCCTACCGGCCCACCAAGAACTCCAAGAAGCCCGCTGACGGAGCCAATAGCACCCGCCCTGGCAACGTTGCGCTGAGCAATAGCGAGGGCCTCCGTAGAAGCCGTGAGAGCGACCTGCTTCGGAATCAGCTCCGCCTCTACAAGAGACAGTCGTCGCATCCCAGTAGCGGCAGCGACTGTCGCTTCTGCTGCCGCCATCTGGGCGGTCGCAAAGGCTACTCGCGCTTCTGCGCCAGCCAACGCACTACGAGCGGCAGCGATTGCTGCAGACCGTTCCGCAATTAAGCTCTGCGCATGTTTTACGGCCGCGACTCCAGCTTGCAAGAGCGAGCCAGACAGAGCCCCCAAAGCCGCAGCACCGCCAACAGTTACCACTGCCTCAAGGTTGGTAGCTACAAGCCCCAGCCCCTCGGCCAGCAAGCCAGTGGCGTTCAGAGATTCATTGCTACGCCCAATCAAGTCCTGCAGGGCCGTTCCCAAATTCGTCAAGGCATCCTGAACGCTGGTAGACATCTCCACAGCAGCCTTCCGATTGACATCAACCGTACGCAGCAGACCAGTATTGATATCCTCCAAGGCAAGCTTGCCCTGTACACCGAGTTTGCGGATATCCTCCGCGCTCTTGCCGGTCGCGCTGGCGATCGCATTGACGATGGTAGGCATTGCGTCCTGAATGGACACCCATCCATCAGCTTCGACCTTGCCGGTCTGCAGGGCCTTCGAGTAAGCGCCCAGGGCCGAACTCGCCTTGTCTGCCGACGCAGCGTTGGTCACCAGCAGGAAGCTGAAGCTGTCCGTGATATCGAGGGTCTGCTGAGTGTCGTAGCCCAGCGAACGCATCACGTCGGCCGTGCGGATGTACAGCTCCTGCGCCTCAGCTAGCGGTCGGTAGGTCTCCTGCGCAGTGCGCAGCAGGTGCTGTTGAACCTCGTTGTACTCTTCGGTACTGCTGGTGGCCATCCTCATCCGATCAGCCATCTGGCCATACGCATCCGCCTGCCGGATCACGCTACCTACAAGGCCTGCCCCAGCGATGGCTGCGAAAGCCCCCTTGATAAGGGTTCCGGCTCGATGAGCAGCCTGCCCAGTGCGATCAAACGAGGAGTCCACCCTCGCCAGTTGCCGATCAATTCCCGCGGTCGTTCGAGTTACGACCTGATCAGCATTAGCTAACTCTCGCCTTAGCTGAGCAGTGGTTGCCTCGATCTGGATCAGCATCCCCTGGACTTCACGATCCGCCATACTTTTCTCCAGGCATGAAAAAGCCCGCCGAAGCGGGCTGGAAACCTCAGAGTCCTCGGTCTCTACAAACCTGGCCCGAAGCCTCTCCTATATCGACAATAAAGAACTTTCCCGTCGACAGCTTCGTAGCTATGAACGGCTCGTAGCCTGCATACGCCCCGTAGGAGTTCTTCGCGTTCACCAATCCGCATGTCGTCCCATCCTTTCCGATAACGACATCCTTGAGCCGGGCGCTCTCGGCATCCTTCAATCGCCCATCCATTGCAGCCCTCAACAGGACCAGATCTCTCTCACCAGCTTGTTGGGCTAGAACAGGCAAAGCAATTGCCAGTCCCAAGACTCCTGCGATATATGCGCGCATCATTCATTCCCTAGAAAAAATAGGGAATCTATCACAGGGCTGTCAGATGCTCTCTACTCCCCGCGCCCCCGCAGAAACGCCTTCAGCCTGTCGGCCACGGTGGCCTTCCGCTGCGGCGAGGGGGCCCTCTTCGGTGAAGAAGCGTTACCTGGGTTCATCCAGTCCAGCCGCGCATCCAGCGCCAGCAGGATCTGCGGAATCGGCGTGCGCCAGGCCGTATCAGGCGGCCAGCCAAGCCAGCCGGTGGCTACGCCGAATAGATAGTCGACGTAGGAGCCATCCCTTACTGCGCTGTGCTGTCCGCCTCGAGCTTTCCCCGGGCGACGATGCTCGGCGGAACCGGGTTCATCAGGCCAACCAGGTACGGCGCCAGGCGCCCAACTACGTCGGAGACGCCTGCTTGGAATACCGCCGAAGCGATCTCGGAATGCTGCTCAGGCTTCAGCCCGGCGCCGGCTACGACGATATCTGCGCAGGCGGCGATGCTGAAAGTGCGCAGCGCATCCAGCGCCGGCCGCAGGCCGCCGAAACGGGTTTCGATCCGCAGAGCCGCTTCAAGGGTCGGCTGCAGAGTGAAGGTACGCGCACCCACCACCAGGGTGACGGTGCCGTGCATCGATTCGCTCATGGTGTTCCTTTCACGGGTCGTTTAAACGACGAAGCCCGCGCGAGGCGGGCTTTCGTTCGTCGGGGCCAGGTCAGATCGCAACCGGGATCTCGAGGATCTCGGTGTTGATGCCCAGGGTCACATTGCGGCGAACCACGTTGTCGGCGCTGCCAGCAGCCACGGTGTTGTTCATCACCTTCGCACCGAAGTAGAAGGTGGTGGGCGGCACCGCCGGCACCGGAGGCTCAGCCGTCGGATCTCCCGGCAGGCCGTCGTTCAGGGTGATGCGGATGTTGTAGTTGCCCTTCGAGCGGTCGGCATGGGCGTTCTTGAGCGCCAACTGGCCGGCGTCGCCGTTGTCCAGGCCAACGGTCAGGGTCATGTCGCCCGCATCGGCAGTGCCCTTGTACTTGCGCACGCGGCCGTCGCTCAGCGCAGTGAAGTTCACGTTGCTGAAGGTATCGCCGAACTCGCCCAGGTCCTCGACTTCGCCGATTTCGACGTACACATCAGCTTCGTACTCGGTCTTGGTGGCCGATGGCTTCTTGGTGCCGATCGAGATTCGGCAGCCAGCGGCGGTGTTGAGATTGTCTGCCATGGGTTCCTCCAGTGGCTCAGGTTGATACAACTCAGGAAGTGGTGATGACGCGTACCGTGGCGGAACCCATGTAGGTCCGACCGTCCGGCTCGCGGTTGGTGTCCGACGCGATAACCCTGACCGATACCGCGCGCCCTTCGTCCACAGAGAGGTGACGCTCATCCAGCGCCGCGTCGATCTCATTGAGGATGCGCCGGACCTCGGCCTGCCCCTGGTGGTCGCTCCAGACACTGAGATAGATCAGCCGTTGCTTGCGCTTGCGGCCAGCGATCGGGCTGGTGTTCTGCGCGACTTCGCGGTCGATGGTCACGTACGGGTACAGGGTGTCATCCGGCACCGCGTCGAATACCGGGACGGTGAGCTCGGCGCTCAGTCGCTGGTAGATTGCGCGCTGCAGGGCAAAGCCTGGATCAGCCATTGAGCGCCCCCTTCGCCGCACGCGCCAGGGTGCTATCGATGGCGCCGCGGATGATGATCCGGATGTCGTCGCGGTTCAATTCGATACTCGGCCTCAGCCATGGATGCGCCGGCCGTGCCGGAATATCCGGGTAGTAGCCGAAGAAGTTCTCGCCATCCGACTTGTTCTTGGTCGCACGACGCCCGAGACGATTGCGGCCGGAGAACTGGCTGCGATCCCTGTTGACGGTGTGCTCACCGCCCACCGCGCCAGCATCCCGACGCCGGTAGACCGTACCGCTGTAGCCCTTGGTGCCGTACTCCACGAACTTCAGGTAGTAGAAGCGCCGGTTGTCGCGCTTGCCGATGATGCCAATCCGGGCATCCAGGCCGTTCCGGCTGATCCGCACCTGAAGCGCGGCGGCGGCCTCGCCGGTGTCCCGAGGGATCATGTTCTGCTGCGTGGCCAACACCAGGTCGGCAGCCTGCGCCATTCCCCTTGGTAGGTCGCTGCGGTCAAGCGCTGCGATCCGTCGCAGCACGCCGCGCAGCTTGAAGTCGCCCTTTATGCGAGAGCGCCTGGCCATGGTTCACCTCTTGCGGCGCGGCCGCTTCCCGGCCTTTGAGGCAGGCGGCACAGCGGCGCTGGGGTAGTCCTTGCCGTCGTCGAATACCAAGCCACGCGCCATCAGCGGGTTGAGGATTTCAGCGGGATGATGACTTACGTCATCGCCCTTGTTGGCGGTCACGGCACCGCTCAGTTGCGCTGTTGCTCGAAGCACCATTTTGCTTACCTCGGTGTAGGGGTAACGTTGGAGCACAGCAGCCTGAGCATGCTGTTCTCGTTATCGGGAAGGACCGCGTTTATCGCGTAGGTGATGCCGCCGTGGGACAACCGGCGCCCAACGACAAGATCGCCATGCGGGCGCGCTCGGATCTCAGCGCTGATGACCGGTTGCAACTGATTTGCAACGGTCGCCACCCGACCAGTCGGCAGGGTGATCTCAACCCACACCTTGCGCAGGAAGACCCACTGCTCGGAATAGCCACCCCCGCCGTCAGGAACTCGCCGCAGTTCGAGCAGATCCGCTCGATGTCGAAGGGGACCAGCTCTCATCAGAATTTCTTCCTGTACCAGAGAAGGCGCTCGACACCGAGCGGAACCGAAGTGGCGATGGTGCCCAGCGCAACCGCCTCGCGATTGGCGTACCAGTGCGCGACAAGCAAATACACTGCCTGCCACACATCCGGCGTCAGGCCGATCTCATCCGGAGCAGTGGGCTCACCTTCGACCAGCCGGCAGTCACAGTGCTGCTCGACATGGGAAAGCGCCGCGGCGACATAGCCCTTTACGAGCTCGTCCTCCTCGTCCGTCTCGACCCTGGCCTGAAGCTTCACCTTCGCCAGGATGGATGGATCGGCATCCCAGTCGATCTCCATCACTTGGCCCCTTTCGGCGCCGCCGGCTTGGTCTCTTTCGGCTTGGTCTGTTCCCCGACCTCAGCAGCCAGCCCCTTGCCGATCAGGACGTGTGCATACTCATCGTCGACTTCATCGAACACCTGGCCCGCGCGAACCTGGGCCGACTCCGCCCCGAGCTTCTTCGCGTCACCTACGAAACCCCAAAGTGCCTTGATCTTCATGTTGCCTCCTGGAAACGAAGAGGCCGGCATTGCGGCCGGCCTCATCAGGGGTTACGCCGCGAAGCGGCCTTTCACCAACGCCTCGCGACGACGCACGCCCAGACCGAGACGCTCCTCAACCAGCAGCGCCCGTTCGTTCCGGATGAACTGATCGTTGATCAGGCCCATCTTGAACAGGAACGACATGCGGTCGAAGAGGATCGAGGAGCGGGCGAAGTTGGCGATCAGGAACTCGCCACCGGTGGCCGGATTTTCACCGTTCGCCGGCGCGCCTTCGTCCATGCTGTCCGAGGTGATCACCGGGCGGCCCCAGAGCACCGGGGTGACCAGGCCCTGCAGGTTGGCGAACAGGTAGCGGTTTTCGCCATCCTTCTGCAGCTCGATGTTCATCCAGTCCAGTTCGGTCATCACCACGCCGTCGGCAGACAGCTTCGACTGCTTGCGGACCTGGTAGATGCCGCGGCGCACGATGTCGATGGAGGTGTCGCCAGCCTTGTTCAGGGCGGTGTCGTAGGTGGTCGCCTGGGTCATCAGGCCGTTCAGGTTCTCGCCGGTGCCGTCACCCTTGAGGATCTGCGCTTCTTCCTCCAGCTTGAGGTCGTAGCGCAGCAGCTCCTGGATGTAGCCGAACAGTTGCGGAACGTCGTCCAGGGCCTCGTCGGTGACCGGCATCCACACGGCCAGCTTCTTGACGCGGTCGGTCACCGACTCGAAGGTCACGTTGCTGGTGGGCTTCAGCGCACCTTCGGCTACCGGCGCCGCGCCACGGGTGTGCAGCAACTCTCGGTAGTAGGTGTAGCTCTGGCCACTGACTGGGATGCTGGTCAGCAGGTCGCGGATGCGCAGTTCCTGGCGGATGCCGGGCTGGATGGTCGGGTCGTAGTTCGGCACAACGATGCCGGCACTGGTGACCTTGGTCTCCTTCATCGACGCCAGGTCCGACTTGGTGACCTCGATGTCGGCGGCATTCGCGCTCTTCTGTTGCAGCGCCTTGTAGCCGTCGTGCGACTTCACCATATCGATGAAGCTCTTGCCTTCGCCGGGGCCGCCGCGCAGCTTGACGCCCTTCTGCTCCAGATCCTGCACCTGGTCGATGACCTTCTGCAGTTCGTCCTTCTGGGTCTGAATTTCCTTCTTCAGCTCAGTGGCAACCTGGTTGCCCTTCTCGACCTCGGTGATGGCCAGGTCGTACTTCTTCTGGAGCCCGTCGAAACCGTTCTTCAGTTGCAGCTCCAGGGAGTCCTTCAGTTCTTTCACTTCGCTCATGGCGATACTCCAAAATGGGTGGTGAACAGGGTTGAAATGTCTTTCAGCTCTTCCACGATCGCCGTGGCCTCGCTACCGCCGTCACGGCGGAGCGCGGGGTAGCCGAGCGAAGCGACTGCTGCCGCTTCCTTCTGCGAGAGGCCCATGCGTTCGCGCAGGGCGTTCTCGAAAAGCCGGATGTCCGACTTGACGCTGAGGACTTCGGCCTCAGGGTTCATGCCGAACGGAACGAACGACGCTTCCCAGAGTTCGGCGGCCTTGATGACTCGGACCTGCCGCCCGGCGCGCTGCTCGAAGTTGGCTTCGATGGTGTTGAACCCGATTGACATGCTGTCGAGGCTGCCGTCCTTCATCAGCTCGTAGGCGTCGCGTGCGTAACTGACTGCCAGGTTTACTCGGCCCTTGAGGAACAGCCCTCGGTCGTCCTGGGTGAACTCCGAGGTTCCGACCAGCCGAGTCAGGTCGTGGTACAGCGCCAGCTTCAACCGGCCGTTGCGAGCGGTCTTCACCTTGGTGAAGGCGCCCTTGAGGATCACGTCATCGCCGAGGTCGACGTTGTCGAACACTGCGGCGTAGCCCTCGAAGTTGCCCGCCTCGTCAGCGGCCTTCACCTCGAAGGGGCAATCAAGTTTGCTGAGCATTGGTCTGCATCTCCCACCGGGAGACCCGGTCGTATTCAGGGCCATCAAGTGGCGGAAGGTTTTCTTTGCGGCGAACTTCGTTGATGGTCATCCAGCCGGAACCACCGGAGCCACCAAGAGCCGCAGCGAACAGAGTGGCGCGACCGGCGCTGTCAGCGCGCTGCAGACCTTCGAGCACGAACTCGACGAAGCGGTCCGAGTCACCATAAAGCTTGTCGTTGAGCTCATCCTCAACTGCATCGGCGTATGGTTTAAGGCCAAAGGTGGTGAAGCCAGTCAACTGCTGTTCGAGGTTGGAACCCATGATCGAGGTCTTGCCGGCGCGGTTGGCCAGCCAGAGCGGCACGCCGTAGATGCCGGCAAGCGCTTCCTCTTGGAACTGCTGGGACTCGATGAACTGAGCATCCTTCTGGCTTATGCCGGCAGGAACGATGGTCGGGCCACCCTGCAGGATGGCCATCTTGCCGATGTCGTCCGCGTCCGCCTTACGGACGTCCGGAAACCTGGCCATGACCTGAGTCTGCTGCTTGTCGGTCAGGAACTCCTTGTAGATGACATAGCCACCCGTGAAGCCGCCTTTACGCATGAAGCGCGCAGACCATTGCTGGCCCGCCTTGGCCAGGCCCATGGTCTCCGCCTGGTACTCGATAGGCGACAAGCCGACAATGCCGTCCATGCTGAATATCTTGAAATGCAGCATGTTCTCCGGAGAAACCGGGAATGGTTTCCCATCCTTGGGCTGCACCCAGTAGAGAAGGTCCTCGTCGGTGTCGATGGTCACCCGGTCGATACTGAGCGGAATCCAACCGATCGGCTCGCCGTGGCGGTTGCGTTCGATCAGTGCGAAGGCGTTACCACGCAGCGCCATGTTCACAACCACGAACTTCAGGAAGTTCAGCCTCGTCATGAATGGGTTGGGCTTGCGGAGGAGCTTCTGCGCTCGATCCTTTCGCGACACCAGCAGCCGTTCGCCGTCCACATCCTCGTAGAGCTTCAGCGGCAGGCCCGACAGCGACTCCGAAAGGATCTTCACGCACGACCAGACCATGCTGATCGACAGCGCGGTCTTGGTGGTCACTCGCACGCCGGCCTTTGTGCTCTTGCCGCCGACCTCAAGGTCTACCTCGACGTAATCACCCGTGGCTGGGTCGGTGTAGCCGAACATCCGCCACGTGCGAGGGTTGTACCAGCGAAATGTCATGGTCAGCCTATGAGTCCAAAGAAGCCGTTGTTGAGGTAGTCATCCATGCCGCCGCGCGCCTCCGGATTGAGGGACAACAGCGATACCGCGTTGAACGTCGACATCAACGGGTCGATCTTCGCGGTGCCGGAAGCCTGCTTGGTGATCAGGAAAGCGTTGGCGGAAGGCACGCCCTTGGCGTTGCCGCAGGCCCAGGCCATAAGCAACTGACCGCAGTGCATCAACACACCCTCGGCCAGCTTCCTTTCCGTGGTCTTGATGGCCCCGGTCAGTTTCCAGCCCTGAGAGATGCCGACTATCTGCTCTTCGGTGATCCCCGCCGCCAATAGCGCATCGATCACGGCGCCAATGCCGGCAGGGTCGAGCCCGACGTTGTCGAGCAGACCGGCGTCGTTGACCCGAGCGACATACGCCGCCAACTCCTCAACGTCATCGCCGATTTTCTCAACCAGGGTCAGATCACCAGCCGCCGCGAGGTCATGGAGCCGGGGAGCCTCGGACTTCCGGCGCTCCAGCACCGAGGGGTGCGCCCAGGCATGCGCCCAGTGAAACCACCGGCGCCCCCCTCGCTCACGGCCCAACAGCGTCAGCGCCAGCAGGTCGTCTAGGCCGCCACCGTCGACGCCGCCAACAATCACCTCGCAGCGCTCAATCAGGGCATCCAGCGAAAGGCCTGGCAGCGCCTGCGGCTCCCAGAATGCGGCGCCGACCCAACTGTCGGACATCAGCGCCAGCCCGATCTCGATGTTCAGGAATTTGGCGAGGAACCCGCGCACCTCGGCCTCACCGTCGAGTTCTGCCTGCATAAACAGGCGCTCGAGGGTAGGCCGATCCACCGAGTAGCCCATGTTCGGGTTGACCAGGTGGAAGTTCTCTGGCCGGCGCGCCTCTCCGCTCTCGATCATCTCCTTCGGGAACTCGTAGATGATCGGCAGAAACCGGTTGTCTTCGATGCGCCCGTCACGGACGCCCCGGGCATAGGTCAGCTTGGACCTGAACACCCCGGCGGGCGGCTCGTTCGACTGGGTCGTGAGCCAGATGATGAAACCTTCAGGGCGAGACAGCAGGCCGCCAGTGGCCTCCCGAATCATGTCCGGTGCCTTCGGGTTCTTGCCGAACAGCCAGGCCTCATCGATCAGCACGCCGACGGCCTTCTTGCCACCGACCACATCGCTATCAGCGGCCACTACCTTCAGGGTGGCTCCAGTCTGATTGTGGGTAATCAGCCGCAGGTGCGGTTGAACATGAAGCAGATCCGACAACTCTTCGTCGTGCTTCACCATCGCCGCCGCCGGCTTGAAGCTGTTGTCGGCGATCTCCTTGGTCGGCGCCAGGATGATGAACTCGGCCTCAAGCCGCCAGTTGCGGATCAAGGCGGTCAGCATGATCGCGGCTGCGATGGTCGACTTCGAGTTCTTCTTCGGGATGCAGAGGAAGTACTCAGTGATCAGTCGCTGGCCGGTCTCATTGTTGTAGCTGCCGAAGATGGCGCCGGCGAAGTCGAGCACCCAGGGGGCGCATGCGGCCTCGATTGTCGGGGAGCCGGGAGCGTCTACGATCTTCAGTTCCCGGAAGACGCTGAGCCCCTCCTCGGCCTCCTCAGGAAAGAGCGGCGGCGGAATGATGGATTCACCAGCACTCAAGCGCCGCCACCAGTCAGGGCAGGCAGTGGTCCAGAGCATGGTTTACCCCCTGACGACGGATAGTGGAGGCTTGCCCTGGCCGAACTTGCCTTTGCCGGCTTGCTTCGCGGCCTCGGCCTTCTGTTCCTTCTTGCCCATCTCGCCCTTCTTGCCATGGAAGAAGTCGACAGCTTTCTGAGCCGCGCTGCGGCGATCGAAGACCTTCGCCCGCGGCTCATTCATCAGGTTGACCAGCCAGACCAGCGGGTCCTCCGTAAACGGCAGGCAATCCAGGTACTCGCCATCAGGTTCCTGCTCATCGCCGAGCGGCGCTTCATGGTCCTCGCCCTGCTTCGGCGAAGGCTCCTTGGCTTTAACATCTCGCCGCCCCTTTAACATCTTCAGGGCGGCGATGATTTCGGGGTGCTTGGCAAGTCGAGCGCCAGCGGCCGCAGAGCTGGAAGGCGCGTAGCCAGCGGCTTCGGCGGCAGCTTTGTTGGATGCTCCTCGGGCCTTCGCGTCAACAAACCGTCGCTGTTTGTCTGTTAACGCCATTAACAAAATTCCTAGAGATCGGAAAAAATGTGCGAATGCGGGCGGGGGCGGTCTAGCTTCAGGCGAAACCGGATATTTTCACCCCCCCCACCCTTGTTGCACGCCATAGGCGTGCCTCACCCCGATTGAAGCACGTCAATGGCGTGCATCATCCTCCGGCGGCCTCTTCGGCCTGCTTGACCGAGGAGTGACAGGGCCCGCAGAGCGGCTGCCAGTTGCCCTGATCCCAGAACAGGTCCCGATCACCTCGGTGAGGCACGATGTGGTCAACGGTGTTGGCCGCCGTGACCAAGCCCTTGCGCTCGCAGTACACGCACAACGGATGATCGCGAAGGTACTGCTCACGGGCCTGCTGCCAACGGTAGTCATAGCCTCGCTCGGTTGAGGTCTTGCCAGTACGCCACGAACCTGGCGCCGCAACCTTCAGTCGCTCACCCTGGGCCTCAACGCGGAAACCGAGAGTCTTCAGCCTTCCCATCAAATCCTCCGACACAACTTCTGCAGCCCAGCAACGTGCTCGCGCAAGGCCTTGATCATCAGTTCGCGTCGCTCGACTCCGGCTCGGAGATCAGAAACAACTTGTCCATCAGGGGCAGCAAGGACGGCTCTTCCTGCATCAGCGCTGCCGGAGGCTCCGGGAGCCTGGTGCACTCCATCTGCGGGGCAGCGGGCTTTGACGTACACGACGCGAGCACCAGTGCCGATAGCATCGCGGCGCAATTGGTTTTCTTCATGGGAGGCCTGTAGTGCTGCTTGGTAGGTTCGGGCCAGGGCATCGGTCTGGACCTGCGCCTGGGCGTCGCGCTGGGCCTGCTGGGCCATGGCGGTGATCGTCTCAGCGGATTGCTCGACGGCGGCCTGCAGGTCATCACGCTGGGCGGTCACTTGATCGAGGCGCCAGAACACCAGAGCCGCCACCAACGCCACCACCAACCACGGAGACCACCTCATCACGCACCAGCCATGGCAGCGCGCGCCCAATCGAGGCGAGCCGCACGGTCGTCTGCGCCGTTGTAGCCGCCGTTGATCATCAGCGTGATCCGCTCGAATCGGCCTTGATCAGCCAGATCGTTTAAACCGCGCGACTGCCAGAACCAACCCGCTGCGATGGCTGCCCAGGTCCGTTGCTCCAGCAGTTCCGGCTGCGCCACCAGCGGCAGCGCTAGGGCGCGTGCAGCTTCGGCGTAGTTGTCGTGGCCGGTGATCATGATCAGTCCACGACCACGGTATCGATACCCATCGCCCGTATCCGGCGACCCATTGCCCATCCTGTTGGCATAGACGCGGTTCGCGATGTGCTCTGGCTTGCGGGCGTACTGCACCGCCTCGGTCGCCGTGAACCGTTTCGTCCACGTCTTGAGCAGCCCCTCGGCGGAGTAGTTCAGGTTCTCGACCAGGCGCTTGAGGCTCTGGCTTTCGTGCCCGACCTGGGCGAGAAACATCGCCGCACGCTCGGGCGTGTTGATCTCGAACCGAGCCATGGCGCCATTGATGTGTTCGACCCAGGTCGAGGCAGTAGCAGCACCGCAGCCGGTAGCGCGGTCGAGTTGATCGGCGGTGATCTTCATCAGCCCACCCTCCTTTCCGCCCAACGTGCGCCCAGCTTCTGCACAGTGCTTACCCCGAGGACACCAACGAAGCCGGCGGCGAAGAACTGCCAGGCAGGGCTCCAGCCGAACTCTTTGGCGGTGAGACCGACAACCATGACCAGCATCGCGCCAAGGGCCGCCTCGATCAGTTGCCGAACAATGCTCGGCTCCTTCCCCTCGTACTGGGTACGGAGCCAGGTAAGGATAAAGGCAAGCCCCATCGCCAGCCCTTGCTCGCGCAGCGCGAGCAGTACCGTGGCCCAGAATGAAGGGTCTTTGTCGGGCATTTTCATGGTCTCGAATCCCCTCGGCGGGGCGGAAATGAAAAAGCCCAGCGCGAGGGCTGGGCCAGGGATAGGTGCAGGTGCGGTCTTTCAAGGGGCCGCGCACCCCGCAGCGCAATGCGCTACCTGCAAAAACGAAAAAGCCCAGCTTCGAGCTGGGCTTAATTCAACAATTAGGAGATCAGTATCCGATCGAGCGGATCGAGATCAAACGCCGCGCGATCGCATTTAGCGCCTCTTCCTTACCCATATCATTGTCAACGTAGGCGACGAAATCCTCACCAAGGACACTCCCCCGAACTAAACGGTACGCAGACCGAAGAGTAGCCCCCGTCGCGGTGGCGGACTGAGCAAATTGAACAGGGGGAAGGTTATCCCAAACGACAGGCCCACCATCAGCGGTGCCGCCGATAAAACCCTCGATCTGCGTTACTTGGCTCATTCTCGATCCTCATCTCTTAGCGGAGCCCGCCAGAGCGGCAAAACCGCAATGTATTACGAAAGGTACAGGCTGAGATTATCACTGTCAATACATCCAGCCTGTACATTTTATCAGGCAGCCTTTTTCTCCTCCATCACGAAGCACACGAGGATAGCCGACAGGCCCGCTCGAACCAGCATGCGCGCGTCCGCGTAGCTGATCCCCATCCGGTCCTGGATATCTCGATACGACATGCCATGGATAAAGTAGAGGATCAGGCTGCGGATGGCATCCGGGTCTTCGTCGTAGAGGCGTGCGAGAAACCGGTCTACTTGCAACGCCCGATCATCGCTGATGCAGGGGATCACAGCAGCAAACCGTTTTTCGTTCGCCGGGTTCCGTTTCATCAGCGCCAGCATGGGCGAAGAGCCGCGCGGCGTGCCATTGTCGGACCATACCCACAGCCCGTATTGCTCCATCAGAAATTCCAACGCCTTGATGTTCATTTCAGTCGCCTCTGAAGTGGGAGCCGCCGGCGCCCCTCTGGTTGTTCTCTTCTCGCGCCAGCCTGCTCGCCTGGCGTCGCTGCTCTTCCAGCAGACGCTTTACCCACATCCGCAGTTGCACCACCGCATCCCGCTGCTCCAGCGCCAGCCCCGTCGCCCCGTCGACGAAGCCAGCGGCGCCGCACGCGTCGCAATCAATGTCGTAGAACACTCCCCGGCGCTGACCGTGACCATTGCATGCGGGGCACGGAACCAGGTGACGCGGTTTGTTCGTAAGATCCGGACCATGCTTCTTCATGCGGCAGCCCTCTTCGCGTCCCTGGCCTTGGCTCGATACAGGGCCTTGATTGACTTGATCTCTTCCACAGTCCACTTCCTTGCGTCATGCGGCCCCTCCAGGCGCGCTACAGCCGCAGCGCCGATCTTCGCCACCAGGTTGATCCGGTAGTTCACGACGTCTCCCGACTTGTGGTTGTTGCATGGGGCGCATTGCTTGTGGACGTTGTCCTCGTCGAACCTCAATTCGGGATGGGAGCCGACAGAGCGGTAATGCCCGGCGTGATACTGCCCATCATGAAATCGCCCACAACTGATGCAGGGGCGGTCCCAGTCGCGCCAGCGGATGAACTCGTTGAATGCGGCCTGAGCCTCCCTCAAGTGGTCTGCACGGCTCTTCAACTTCTCTTTCCGAACCTTGACCTCGCGGCGCTCGCGTTGCTGGATCGACTTGCGCTCCTTCTCCTGCTTCTGCCGAGCGATGACGATTCCGCATTCAGGGCTGCACCACGTCTGAAACGACTTCACCGGGACGAAGGGCGCGCGGCACGTCGACACTGCGCACTTCTTCGGCCGGGGCTTCCGTGCGGACAACGTCATGCCACCTCCCGCGGATAGGTGATCTGGTGATGGCGCTCGCAAACACCGCACGCCTCCTTCGCAGTCGCAACCGGGGTGCAAATGAATTCACCCTGTACGCTGGCCCGGTAGTGAGCCTCGCCGGCGACCAGGAGCTTGCAGACCTTGTAGGGCGGCTGGGTGTCGCTAACCATCAGATAGTCGTTGAGTACGCTCCACTTCATGAGCGATCTCCTCCTTTGAGTTGTTTTCGAAGCTGCGCAAGCGCAGCAATTCCAACGGATTGGGTTCGCGCTTTCTGGTGGGTGACCTCTCCCTCCGGAACCTTCCCGAGCGCCTCGCCACGCGCCAGCTTCTTGATGATCTGTCGGTAGGAGATATCCAGCGCCGCAAGCCCATCCTTTCTTGCCAGAGCCTGCAGCCGGCTGAATCCAGCGCCAGCGGCTGCCCAATACACCGCAGGGCAACTCCATTTCGCGGCTCCGACCATGGCTGGGTGGGTATTGGCCAGCGCCTCGCGATATGCGTCATCAAGGGATGGCAGGCCGAAGACCTCAGGAGCCCAGCACCAGGCGCAGAACTGGCCGGCAGACGGAACAAGCGGCCTTGCCTGCGCGCTCAACGCTCTTACCCCGGCCTGCAGTTGCTCGCGGCGCGTAACCTCTTGCCGGACGATCTCTGCCAGCCACTCCGCCTTCGCAGCGTTCTCGACCTCATCGCTTGGCCAGGAACTTCGCCATCCAGGGCAGATCGCCTTGATCCGCAAGAACAACCGGTCGACCTCGCCTCTCGTCTGGGGATCGACCGTCACCGCCGGATGGGACAAGGGGCGCAGCCCAGCGCCCTGATTCACATGCGCCAGCACAGCACCGACCGATTGCGGTTCGAACTGCCTGCGGGTCATAGCTGCACCTGGTCAGTCCAATCGGTCGACGGCGCGGAACCGGCTGTTGCCCACTTCGTCCGGTAAGCACCAGCCTTGGCCAGCAGCAACCCGAACTCATGGCAACTGTCGACCAGGAACTTGTCGTCCAGCCCGACGAAGAACGCCGCCACCGCTGGAGCCTCGCTACCGAGAGCGGCCACCAGTTGCTTCACCTGGGAATTGACCTTGGCGTTTCGCACCGGCTGAACACCCCAGCGCGCCTCGTAGGCTGCCCGGTACGCTGCCCACACATTCCGGCAAGCCTCCTGCAGCGCGTCGCCAGCCGCCGGCCCGGAACGGGTCGGCAAAGGTGACGGTTCTTCTGATGGTTCTCCTGATGGTTCTATTACGGTTCTGGGTGCAGCATCTGCGGGGGTGGGGTGCATTTGCTGCGGGGGTGCATTTCCTGCGGGGGTGAACCTTCTGCGGGGGTGCAAATGCTGCGGGGGTTACGGTGAACATCGTCGAGCGCCCCTGGCGCGCTTCAATGCTCAGCGCCTTGCACTCGTTCAGCACCTTGATGGCCTGCTGCACGGCACGTTCGGACAGACAGGTGCGCTCGGCGATCTTCGCCACCGAAGGCCAGCACACGCCCTCGTCGTTCGCGTTGTCCGCCAGGCTGATCAGCACAGCCTTCTGCGCCGGCGTCAGACCCTGCAGCGGCCAGCAGGCCGACATGATGATCGTGCTCACATGCGCGCCCTCCGCGACACTTTCTCGCGAATCGCTATTTCGTGTCGCGACACGCTCTCTTGTTGGATGGTGGATACCTGTGTCATATTCGGCTCCGTTGGATGTTCGGCACCGCCTTCCGGTGCCGCCTCAGAAAGCCCGGTAGCCGCCGGGCTTTTTGCTGTCTGCTCTACTGGATGCCTGAACAGGGGTCGCAGCCGACTACGCAGCGCCAGCCCCCTTTCCGTAACATCTGCTACGTGCTATGCCGCACTCCGACCCCGAGGCCTTGCTGGCGCGTCGTAGAGGTCTGGGCGGAGCTGGTGGCGAGTGATGCGAGCACCAAAGAAGCGCTCAAGATCACGCGCCAGCGCCGCCCCTGGAGTCCGGCCGCAAGCCAGAACCTGCCTGAGGTACGCAACGCTCGTACTGAGCGCCTTCGCAGCGTCATCACGCTCTTGGATGCTGAGCGACTTCCAGAAGGCCCGAAGCGCTTCTGCGTGGGTGCTTTGGGGTGTCTCGACGGCCATAAATGTACCTCCTTGGTACAATCATGGTGAAAAGGTTGTGTACCGTCAAGGTTCTGTACTTTTTAGGTACAGATGATGAAATGGATAGATGATCGATATCACGACAATCCGCCGTGCGAACGCGCTAACACTGGCCGAAAAGGAAGGCGGCACAGTCGCATTCGCTGCTCGCATAGATCGCGAGCCAACCCAGGTGAGCCGCTTGATTGGCTCGAACCCCACCAAGAACATCGGCAACAAGCTGGCCAGGCACATTGAGGAGAAATTCAATATGCCGCGCGGCTGGCTCGACATTCAGCACATCCCGGAACAACACCAGCGGGTGGCTGAGCCGACCGCCGAGTATCGCTCCGGCGGAAATCTGGAGCCCCTATCAGCGTGGTCAGACGGAGACCCGCTCGCGCTGGACGAGGTTGAAATCCCATACTTCGACGAGGTCGAGATAGCGGCGGGCGGTGGGCGAGTGCCTGACCTCGAACTGGCCAAGCGCAAGATTCGATTCCCGAAGGCAACTCTGCGCGAGGCTGCCGTCGACAAGAGCACCTCCGTCTGCGTGAACGTCACAGGCAACAGCATGGAGCCGCTTATTGCAGACGGCTCGATCATCGGCGTCGACCTCTCGGTCAACACGATCGTGGATGGCGAGATCTACGCCCTGAAGCATGACGACCTGCTGCGGGTGAAGTTCGTCTATCGACTGCCTGGCGGCGGCATCCGGTTGCGCAGCTACAACCGGGACGAGTACCCCGATGAGGAGTACACCAGGGACCAGATGCGTGCCGGCGACATCAGCGTGATCGGCTGGGTGTTCTGGTGGTCGGTGATGCGCCGGAGAAGGCACTGATTAGAAAGCAGCCAACACCAAAAAGGAGCTATGATGATGCCAGATAGACCACGACAGCCTCCTCGGCCGACTCCGCCCCAGCCTCCGGCTAGGCCGACTCCGAATAATGACCGAGGGAAGTCGATCGACAGACCCAACACCATTTCGGAAAGCCGGCCTGTTCCACCGCCGCCAAGACGAGACCCCTGACATGAGCGATGCCGACAAAAGCGACATTGAGGTGCATGAACTCAAGTTTTACGTACAAAGGAACATTCGCTACCACATGAGGCGCGCAGCCTTTTTCATGAGGTGGGGAAGGTTCACCGCTTTTGTCGGCGTTCTTTTCGGCTCAGCCGCCATTACATCCATTCTGGCGAAAGCGCCGGCAGGATTTGTAACTGCTGCCGCGCTAGTGGTAACCATCGCGTCCGCTATCGACCTGGTTGTCGGCACGGGTCAGAGAGCTTGGCTCCACAATGATTTGCGTAAGCGGTATCTCGACATTGAAGCCGAACTACTCTCGTGCGCTGGAGCGCCAAGCCTTGAACAGCTCTGCCAGTACCGCAGCCGCATCCGGCGCATAGAAGCGGACGAGCCTCCAACACTACCGGCTCTTGAAATTCTGGCCAGAAACGATGTTATCCGGTCGATGTATCCGAAAGCTCAAGCCGACGAACTAGTGTCCAGGCTATCCTGGCTGAAACGCACCACCGCCCAATGGTTTGACTGGGATACTTCCAGCGCCTGACCCAAGCCCCGCTAGTGCGGGGCTTTTCATTTCCGCCCTACCCCTCCAGTTCCTGCCTATCCCACCTCAGCGTCACGGTGCCGTCGTCGTTGAACACCAGGTCGATACCGTCCGTCTCAGCCAGCGCCTCCATCACCGCATCCCACGCTTCCGCCGGGTCAGTGTCCAGCCGGTGAATCGTCACCATCCCCAGATCCTGCGCCTTCGGTGAATTGATCATCGCGGACACTCGCATCCCCAGGCGATCAGTCGGCGTGACCTCGTACGCCTGCTGCTTCTGCTTCTTGGCCATAAGCACCTCATAAACTGTACATGCATACAGTATCCGAACAGTCAGAATCCCTATAAGAGCCATAAAGGTACAACCAAGGTATTGACAATGTACCTTTTCGCTACTAATTTCAGCTCACCCTATGTACCTTTTTGGTTCAAGGGAGGCCACCGAGCCGACCGCTCTTTCGACAATTTGGGAACCCTCTGCTGCGCCAACGTCGCGAGACGCTGGGAGAGGCAAAAGACGCAGCCCGAGCTGGGCCGGACAGTCCAGCCGTGCAAGCCCATGCGTTGCACGCGACGTCGCTCAAGTCACCTGCCAATAGACCAAAGAAGCAAACGCAGGAGTGGGAACGAACCCCGACAAGGAGAAGCGACCGAGACGACCCGATTTCTCAGATGCCCTTCGCAAGAGGGGCATCGAAGAAGTCAACGAATCCGGTCAAGAGGGCAAGACATGAACGCATACAAGGCAGGTGACAAAGCCTGCTACCTCGGTCGAGCACGCGCCACTGTACTGGGCAAGACATCGCGCGGCTACCGCATCGAATACTGGGGCCAGGGTGCCCGCGATGGCGAACTGATCCGCGCAACTGTTCCGGCGCGCGACCTAATCCCGGCCTGATTATCCGCCCCGGCGAACCGGGGCATCACCCGCGCCTGCCGGGTCCCCCAAAGCAGGCCCGATCCACCTGGCCCCATCGCCAGGCTGTATCGGAGAGTGGTCTGAAATGCGCAGGCTGAGGCGCTGCCCCGGCAGTGGCACTGCAAATCTTACGGGGTCTTCCCGGAAAACAGCAGCGAGCACGGAGATCAGCACCGGCCAGACCACTCCCCCATACAGCATCACGCAATCACAACAGACGGAGGCCTCATGGCGGCCAAATCATTCAAGCAAATGGTTTCAACGAAGGAGATCCGGCGCGCCGATGCATACAAGGTCCGCCTAGAAGACCTCCACGAAGAGCCAGGACTCAACTGGCGGCGTTACACCGATGCGTTCCACAAGTCTGTTGAGGAGCTCGCGGAACTCATCGCCGACGGGATGGAGGTAGATCCCCTCGAGGTGCGCCCTCGCGAAGAGGGAGGCGTCTGGATCGTTACAGGTCACCGCCGTACAAGAGCTTGGCGCCTGCTCGATCTCTCTGGGCGTCTCCAGCGAGATCCGAAGACCGGCGAGTTTCTCGTCAGCGTAGTACCTTCGAAGGCGAAGGATCGGCGCCAGCGCCTGGCGCGCGTAAGCACCAGCCAGGACCAGTTCGAACTGACCCCTCTCGACTACGCCGAAGGCTGTCGCCGGATGCATGAAGAGGAAGGCATGACCCCTGCGGAGATCGCCGCGGAGATCAAAAAGACGCGCCAGCGAGTCGAGCAGTTCTTGAAGTTATCGACTGCGAGCGAGGGGGCAAAAGCGCTCATCGACGCGGGGAAAGTATCGGCGTCGACGGTGACCAGGCTGGTTCGAAAGCACGGCCCGGATGTTGAGGGAATCATCCTTGAGAGGCTGGAGAAAGCCAAGGCGCGAGGCAAGAAGAAGGTGACTCCAGCGGCGATGGTTGAAGCTCCCGCTTCTGGATCGCCGGTCGTCCCGGATTGCGACGCTGTTGTCGCGCCTCACCCTGCTCCAGGTCCACACGACGACCTGATGAAGGTAGTTCGCGAGATCGTCCGATCCTTCCCTACGGAGGTCCGCGCAGGCCTTGCCGAGGGCGCCGAGGCGATCACCGTCACTTTCAGGGCATCGCAGATCGAGCGATTGACCGAGATCCTCGCCAAGGCTGAAGAAGCCTAGAGGCAAACCATGTTCATCCTTCCATTCCTCATCGGCCTGGTGCTCCGGCACCAGCGGCCCGAACCGATGCGCGTGCTTGATAGCGCCAGCGCCGATCCTGACCTTGGTGCCACGGCACCGACAGGCCGAGAACGATGTACCAGCGGGGCGTCCGGAGTTCGGGCTCCAGGCGTCCCGCCAAGAATGCTTCAAACCATAAGGCGGTTTGTAAGTAGGTGCGGGGCGGCGGGCGCCCTGCACCACCCCTCTCTCGACTCCATGCGCCAGCACTCCCCGCGATGCCCATCGGCAAACAATCGTGCCGCCGAGTGCTGACCCATGCAGCCAAGGAGCTATTCCCATGCAAGCAATCCAATGCGGCGGATGGATCGGTCACACCGGCCTTGGTCTCGCGCCGCGAGAACTCGAAGCCACAGCCTGGAGCGCCAGCGAACTGACCGCCAAGGAAGTCGCCCGCCGCATGGGTATCGCCCCAGGGACTGTCGAGAAACGTCTCGACGACGCGAAATTCAAGATGGGCGTGCGCAGCGTGCGCGGCCTCGTCCTCGAGGCGTTCCGCCGCGGAATCATCTCGCCGGCCGTCTTCGTTCTCGCCTTCCTCGTCGCCGGTCACCCGCTGATCGATGACGACCACATGAACCGGAATCGCCGGCCAAGCAACGAGAGACGATTAACCGAATCCCGCACCGTGCGGCGCCTCGAAGAAATCACCATCAACGCGTAGGAGAACCATCATGCTCAAGCATCAGGAACAAACCGAAGTTCTCGCCGGCCTGCTCTCCCAGGCCGCCCTCGCCCGCCTGGCGTTCGTTCAGCGGCTCATGGCTCCTGCTGTTGCGGAACCCTTTCGGGTAGTGCCCCGGGGTCGCGGGTTCTTCCACATCGTCGAGACCGCTACTGGCGCGGTGCGCGGATTCCGCCGGAATCACAACGAAGCATGCGCCTACGCAGAGCACTTGAAGCGCCTGGAGGCCGACAGGTGACCAGGCGACGAGCAATTCGAACCGGCGGCATCGGTGCAGCCCTGGGCTTCATCGTGCTGGTGTTCACGCTCCCCGCAGCAGTCCGGCAACAGCCCCCAAGGACGCCACCATCCGCCGCTGCGCCAGCAGCTCAAGAGGCGAAGCCTCGAACGGTCTCCTACCGCGCCAGCGCCAGCCATCAACCAACCTTTGTCTTCTGAGGTCCGCATGGCCAAGACCAACGCCCAGCGCCAGCGTGAAAAACGCCAGCGACAGCGAGAGGCAGGCATCCCCGAGCGCAAGCTTCCATCCCCGCCCGCAATCGACGCAGCGTTTGAGCGCATGCAGGCGGTCGGTGATTTCGAGGACTGGCGAGAAGCGTTCTCGACGCTGCTCCTCAACGCCTCCGCCCTACCCGATGCCGACCTTCTCCCCCTCCTCGTCGTGTCGCGACACGAATACACGCCAAGCGAAAACGTGTCGCGACAACTACTAGCCGCCGGACTCTCCGTCGCCGACGACGAACAGTAACCCACCACCAGATCACCGACGCTAGCAAGCCTGGCGCGGCTCTACTCGTCCTGAGGATTACCACATGAGCACTTTTGCCGTGTTCGGCATGACGCGAGACGTAGCGCTCGCCATGGCCAAGAAAGAAGTGAAGTCGGTACGCAAGACCCCGCTCGGGGATGAGCATGTTCCGATGAGTGAATGGCTCGCAGCAGTCGAGCGGAAGGCCGACAACATCATGACCGGAAACAAGGTCGTCCAGTTGAGCCAGTTGCTGGATACGCCGGATTTCTGTCAGCAGTTCATCGACCTCGCACGGAAGACCCTGGAATGCCGCGACATGCAGATCCGCGCCAGGGTCCAGCTTTGGAATGACGACGGAACGCCAGTCCTGACCAAGAAGCGCAAGCACAAGGTCGAGTGGCAGCAGTTCGGCCACCAGCCAGGGAGAGCAGCAGCATGATGCGCCGCGTCTACTTGTCCGGCCCCATGACCGGCATTCCCGATTTCAACTACCCCGCGTTCAACGCCGAGGAGAAGCGCATCCGCGCCCTCGGTTACTTCGTCGAGAACCCGGCCAGCAACATGGTCTACCGCGGATCGCCGTGGGAGACGTTCATGCGCGATGGGATCAAGCGGCTCATGGACTGCGACATTCTCGCGTTGCTCCCCGGGTGGGAGCGGTCTCGCGGGGCGAACATCGAGCGCAACATCGCTATCACTCTCGGCATGCACGTCGTCGACGCCGAGGCACTCCCTGCGCCCGACTTCGTCTGCAAGTGCCGCGCAATCCAGTTCACATGCTGCTCAGTACCGAGCGACAACGATCCATTCGTGTGCCGCCGCCTGGCCGGCATGCCGGCGTACCAGTCCCCCGAGGATCAACTGGCAACCGCACGGCAAGCCCTCGAACAGATCGCCGCACTCACCGACGTCTCTACCGGCGGTATCGGTATGGACGTGCTCAAGATCGCCAAGCAAGCCCTTTCCCAATAGCTCTATCTGCGGTTAAGGACATGCATCTGATACTGCGGCTCTTTCTTCTGTTCATTGAGCGTCCAGAGGTCGTCCCTCTCACCGGTGGACATGTGGATTCTCTTATCGCGACTACATAGGTATCGAACCCTATCCAACGTCAAGTTGGTGTGGCTTGCGATCGCTTTGGTAGACCTGTAGTCAGGCGCTCCCTCTCTAGAAGACTCCGACTTTAGCCAGGAATACACCCGTCTCCCATGCAGGAAAGCCTTAAGCCAGGCATGGAAACCTTGAACGCCGTAGAGGACCAATCCAGCTACTGCCCCACCGGCGGCCCCACCAATAGATGTCGAGATAATGTCGTCCAGCAATTTCTGATCCATGGACATGCCTCCTTAGGGCTCGATCCGATTTCACGCAGAACCTAGTCCAACTACTTCCAAATCGCCAGCAGGCGAGAGGTATTCCCTATGTCCGCAGAAAAGCCGCGGGAGCGGCCAATCCTGTTCAACGACCAGATGGTGCGAGCCATCCTGGAAGGCCGGAAGACGGTCACCCGCCGGGTGATGAAGCCGCAACCAACGCCCTGTAAAGACGGCGGCCACCATTGGCCGTGCAATATCCACCAGTCGATGCTTCATGTTGAGCGAGAGCTTCAGAATGGCGAGGGCTGTTGGTGTGGGCTGGCAGAGGCTGCTTGCCCCTACGGCCAGCCAGGCGATCGGCTGTGGGTGCGTGAGACCTGGGGCTTGCAGGTTCGGAGCTACGGCGGGGGCGCGGGCGAGTTCATTGTTTACCGCGCTACCAACCCGGACGCCATCTATTGCAGGTCGTCTGAGGGGCGCGAGTATCCAGTTAAGTGGAAGCCAAGCATCCACATGCACAGGCACTCAAGCCGCATCCTGCTGGAGATCACCGCTGTTCGCGTCGAGTGCCTGCAGGACATCAGCGAGGAGCAGGCGTTGGCAGAGGGAGTGCACGGCGAGCCATGCGACCACGCTCGGCAGGCATGCTCGGACATTGGCTGCTGGGGCGATACCGCCAAGGGCGCATTCGGCTTCCTCTGGGAGCAGTTGAACGGAGCCGACGCCTGGCAGGCCAACCCCTGGGTCTGGGTCGTCGAGTTCAAGCGAGTGACGCCGTGAACGCTCCCATCTACTGCCGCACAACAGGCCAGCGCATCGGGCAATGCAACTGCATCCGATGCCGGCCTCCTGAGGAAACGCCATGCACCCCCTCAACTTGACCGCGCTGTTCGTTGACGGCGAGGGCGGACAGCGCCTGGCCGAGGTTACCGGCCTCCCCCGCCTCGGCGCCCTGCTCTCCTCCTCTCAACTGCGCCAGCTCGCGCGACAACTGAACGAGATCGCAAACGACGCAGACCAGGGCGCCAGCGGTGAGCACTGCTACACGGCACCCCCATACGGAGCCTGCCCATCATGCCATTCGACGAAAGCCCCGCAGTCCGCCGCATAAACGCCCTCTGCTCTCCCGCGCCAGCCCGATACATCCACCTCCCAACGGGCATTCACTGGATCGTCATCGACAGCCTGGGGGAAGTCATTCAACTCGAAAACATCGAGCGGCGGCGCCGACTGATCACCGTTTCTGACCTCGAAAATACCGAGGCCTGGAGAAAAATCCCATGACCACCTCGAAAATTCAGATGGACCAGATCTGCTCTACCAGCGCCACAGTTGCGGATGAGAACATCCGAGCCGGCTCTCAGAAAAAATCCTCATTGAGCCCGGCCGAGGGGCTACAAGGAGAGAGCCCCGACGCCACCTGCCCGTCCGGCGGCGGATCCCTCTGCCATCCCTGTCCGGCACATCCTGCGGTAGAGCAGGCAGGCGGGGATGAGCGCGACTTGCAGGGCGCGCAGGGGGAGCGGGACGGCTGGGGCCCGCTCCCGATTGTCCAGGTTCCGTGGAACGTATTCGACAGAGCCGTCATGTGGGTTGAGGATCGCCGGCGCTATGGCGATGACGGGACCATCGTAGACGACTGGAAAGCGCTGAAGACGATCCAGCGCGCCGCCCTGGCGCAACCCTCCCCGGCGCCGGAACTCGCCGAGCGCGGTACGCAGCACCGCTTCAGCACCACCGAACAGACCTGTCGGCACGACTTCGCGGGTGTGTGGTGGAACGACAACGGCGAGACAAAGACCGGCCGCGAGTGCCGGCACTGCGGGTTCTTCGTGGCAGACGTGACCAAGGCGCAGGCCGAGCAGGCAGAGGCGGAGCGGCTGGATTGGTCGTCCGCGCTGCTAGATGTAGCAGTGCTTCAGGAGGCACTTACCAGTCGAGATAGCGACGAACGGATGAAGAACATGGATGCCGGCGAAGTCATTCGCCGTGCGTTCGGCAAGCTGAAGGAGATCCGAGCCCAGCATGAGCGCATCGTCGGGGCGCTGCGGTTCGAACGCCAGCAGATGGACCGCACTTTCACCGCGTGCATCAACGAGCGCGACGCCGCCCTGGCCAGGGTCGCGGAGCTGGAGGCGAAGCTGGCCGATCTGGAGAAGCAGGAGCCGATTGGGTGGTTCGCGCAGTATTGCGAGACGCCTATGCGGCGGATGGTGCAGTGGGGCACGAAGGTGCCGGATTGCGCCGCTGATACGTTTTACCCACTCTACGCGGCTCCTGTAGCCCAGGCCCAGCACGGCGTGCCGGGCAAGTACGATGATGTGCTGCTGCCGTTCCTGAAAAGCATGGAGCATGAGCTGCACGCCAACGCTGGGAAAGGAGACCGCCCCGGCTGGCTGCAAATGGACCGCAGGACTGCCCTGCTGGAAATCTACTACCACTTAGCCAAGCTCCAGAAGGCGACAAAGGACAACGACGCGGCGGGCATCGTCGAGTACGCCGCCGACGTGGCCAACATGTCCATGATGCTGGTGGACGTGTGCGGCCTCCTCGCCGCCGCGCCCGGCAAGGAGGTAGGTCATGAGTGAGGTGAAGCGGTTCGACCACGTGAACCATGCTCACGTTGATGAATGCGAGCACATTGAGAACCCCGAAGGAGCGTGGGTGAAGGCCTACGACTACGACGCCCTAGTCGCCGAGGCCCAGGCGCTAAGGGAGGAAGTCGCGCAGCAGAAGTTCCTGACCAAGGTTGAAAACGACGCGCTCAAGATGATGACGGACAAGGCCAATGAGCTGAAGTCCGAAGTCGAGCAACTGGAGGAAGAGCTGGAATCCCTGCGCGCAAGGGTGGTGGTTGTGCAGGATTGGCAGCCGCTTACCGCAGTCGGCCAGGTCGAGATCGGCGACCTGCTGCGCTTCACCGTTGGCGGAAAAGAGATCGAGGCGCCGGCGGTGCTGGTAATAGCCCCAGGCGATCCAAAGGAGGAGATCATCTACAACCGTGGCAAAAACCACTACTTCATCACCAGTATGGCAGTGGACGGCACAAGCTCGCACAAGAACGTCATGGTCAAGCGCCCCAGCGGCAAGACGGTCAGCGAGGATCTGCTGCGACGCATAGAGCGGGAGTGCCGGCGAGAGTCCGATTGGAACTGCGAAAACGTTCCGGCAGGAACGAACGCAGCCACGACACGCGCGAAGAAGATGCTTGAAATTGCGAGCGACCTGCGCGACCTGCTGGGCGAGCAGGAGGGAGGGAGGCAATGAGCATGGAGTTCATCCGCAAGGCTTATTCCGTTCCATGCAAGCGCGGTGGCCAAGTCATTTACCGAGGGCGTGGCACAGAAGAGCGAGGGACAATCACAAGCGCCAAGGGCGCCCACCTCATGATCACGCTCGACGGAGAAAGCAAGCCAAGGAAGTTCCACCCGACCTGGGAGTTGCAGTACCTGCCGGAGCAGGCATAGCCACCCATCGCCAACAACTGTACGCATATACAGCAATCTGCAAAATGTAGGCTCAACCTACCCGGATTGCATATGCGCACGAAACCCTTCCGCCCGCCGCGCCGGCATGAGATCGCCGGACTTCGCTACTACCGCACTGCCTCGGCCTATAACTGGCTCGGCATCACCATGGCGCACCCGACCCGCGCAATCCAGTTGCTGCTCGAGCAGTGCGAGCCAGACGTGCTCTCGCCGATGTTCAACATCGAGATAGAGGCAGTGTTGCGTCAGGCAGACGAGTATGCCCGTACCGGCCAGGTGCTCGAGCGCGAGCAACTGCGCGAAATGCTCATGCACCTGGTTTCGAAGGCCGCGGGCGACTGATCCGGAGCCCCAATGATGAAAGCCCTTTCCCGAGTGGCGGCAGTAGCCGTCATCGGCGCAAGCATGGTCGCGCTACACGCAGTGATCGAGCTAGCGCCAGCATTCGCAGCCCTGCAATGGGGCTGCTCGTTCTAACTCGTACGGCAGCTAAATAGGCTGCCAGTCCCCGAAAACCATTCTCCCGACCAGCGCCAGCAGGACGGGGAGGTATTGCCCATGATCAGGTTTTTGACCGCAGAAGAAGTAGCGGAGTTGACTGGCTTTGTTCGGCCGGCAGCCCAGAAGCGCTGGCTATCTGAGAACGACTTTTCGTTCGTAGAGGGAGGCGATGGTCGACCGAAAGTCTTGGAGGAGGTTGTGCTAAGTCGACTCGGCGCAAGACAGGCCAAGAAAGAGAAAGGACCGCGACTGCGGTTGACGGGGTAGGAGATAGAGATGCGTCCGAGGAAGAAGGATAGACACCTTCCGATGTGCATGTTTCAGCGAGGGCCATCCTTTTATTTCGTGAGGGATGGGAAGTGGACGAATCTTGGGAGGGACTATCGCGCCGCTCTTCTTGAGTACGCGAAGCTCACCGGCGGCGCCAGCAAGGATGGGATGATCGACCTGATCGACAGGGTGATGGACCACATTGCGCCGTATCGGTCAGCGAACACGATTACCCAATATCGGGCTGTAGCCGAACGACTGAAGGACATGTTCGCAGAGTTCCAGCCAAGGGAAGTCCTGCCGAAGCATGTTGCTCAGGTAAAGACACATATGGCGTCGACCCCGAACATGGCGAACAGAACTCTAACCGTTCTCCGTGTCGTGTTCGCGCAGGCTCTTGAGTGGGGGGAAGTGGACTCGAATCCTTGCATTGGGATCAAACCTCACTCTGAGAAAAAGCGCGGCCGCTACCTCAACGACAAGGAGCTGCTATCCATTCTCGACAACTGCAGCGAGTACATGCGGTGCATCTTCGAGCTTGCCTACCTCACCGGCCAGCGGATCGGTGATGTTCTGTCGATCAAGCTCGATGACGTGAGCGATGACGGAATCGCATTTCAGCAGCAGAAGACGGGCTCGAAGGTGCTCATATCGATGACCCCGGACCTAGATGCCGTGGTGCAAAGAGCGAAAGCACTACCGCGCCCTGCCGATGCGAAGAACCTCATCTGCAACAGGAAGGGGAAGCAGGTGGACTATGCGACAACGAGAGACGCATGGAAGAGGGCTCGAGAGGCGGCGGGCGTCACCGATGCGCGGATCCATGACCTTCGCGCGAAGGCCCTGACTGATGCGAAGAAACAAGGGAAGGATGCCAGGAAGCTTGGCGGTCACACCGACCCCCGCATGACAGATCGGTATATAAGGCAGAGAGAGCATGAGGTGGCAGAGCCACCGACAATGCCGAGGAAATCAGGTTAGTATTGGAGGAATTTCAATACTCCAAAACGCGCGCCCTCACGGCGCGCCGTAAACCATTGATGAATAAGCCAAATACCGATCTCGCACAACACACGCCGATGATGCAGCAGTACTTCAAACTGAAGCATCAGCACCCCGACCAATTGATGTTCTATCGCATGGGCGACTTCTACGAGCTGTTCTACGAGGACGCGAAGAAGGCCGCCAAGCTGCTCGACATCACCCTGACCGCTCGCGGCCAGTCCGGCGGCAAGGCGATCCCGATGGCAGGCATTCCCTTCCATTCCGCGGAGGGCTACCTGGCCAAACTGGTCAAGCTCGGCGAGTCGGTGGCGATCTGCGAGCAGATCGGCGATCCGGCCACCAGCAAGGGGCCGGTGGAGCGCCAGGTGGTGCGGATCATCACTCCCGGTACGGTGAGCGACGAGGCGCTGCTCGACGAACGCCGCGACAACCTGCTGGCGGCGATCCTCGGCGACGAGCGCCTGTTCGGCCTCGCCGTGCTGGACATCACCAGCGGCCGCTTCAGCGTCCAGGAGATAAAAGGCTGGGAAACCCTGCTGGCCGAACTGGAGCGCCTCAACCCGGCCGAGCTACTGATTCCCGACGACTGGCCACAGGGCCTGCCGGCGGAGAAGCGCCGCGGCGTACGTCGCCGCGCGCCATGGGACTTCGATCGCGACTCGGCGCACAAGAGCCTCTGCCAGCAATTCGGCACCCAGGACCTGAAAGGCTTCGGCTGCCAGAACCTGACCCTGGCCATCGGCGCCGCCGGCTGCCTGCTCGCCTATGCCAAGGAAACCCAGCGTACCGCCCTGCCGCACCTACGCAGCCTGCGCCACGACCGCCTCGATGACACGGTGATCCTCGACGGCGCCAGCCGCCGCAACCTGGAGCTGGATATCAATCTCGGCGGTGGCCGCGAGAACACCCTGCAATCGGTGGTCGACCGCTGCCAAACCGCCATGGCCAGCCGCCTGATGAGCCGCTGGCTGAACCGTCCGCTGCGTGACCGCGCGGTGCTGGAAGCTCGCCAGGAGTCCATTGCCTGCCTGCTGGAACGCTACCGCTTCGAGAACCTGCAACCGCAGCTCAAGGAAATCGGCGACCTCGAACGTATCCTCGCCCGCATCGGCCTGCGCAACGCCCGCCCTCGCGACCTGGCGCGCCTGCGCGACGCGCTGGCGGCGCTGCCGGACCTGCAGAACGCCATGACCGAACTGGAAGCGCCGCACCTGCAGGCGCTGGCCACCACCATCGGCACCTATCCCGAACTCGCCGAACTGCTGGCCAAGGCGATCATCGACAACCCGCCGGCGGTGATCCGCGACGGTGGCGTGATCAAGACCGGCTATGACGCCGAGCTGGACGAGCTGCAGGCGCTGAGCGAAAACGCCGGGCAATTCCTGATGGACCTGGAAGCGCGCGAGAAGGCCCGCACCGGCCTGCCCAACCTGAAGGTCGGCTACAACCGCATCCATGGCTACTTCATCGAGCTGCCACGGGTGCAGGCCGAACAGGCTCCGGCCGACTACATCCGCCGGCAGACCCTGAAAGGCGCCGAGCGCTTCATCACGCCGGAACTGAAGGCCTTCGAGGACAAGGCGCTGTCGGCCCAGAGCCGCGCCCTGGCCCGCGAGAAGGCGCTCTACGAAGAGCTGCTGGAACGCCTGATCGGCCACCTCGCTCCGCTCCAGGACAGCGCCTCGGCGCTGGCGGAACTGGACGTGCTGGCGAATCTCGCCGAACGCGCGCTGAACCTCGACCTGAATCGCCCGCGGTTCGTCGAGCACACCTGCCTGCACATCGAGCAGGGCCGCCATCCGGTGGTCGAGCAGGTGCTGGAGACGCCGTTCGTGGCCAACGACCTGGCGCTGGATGCCGACACCCGGATGCTGGTGATCACCGGCCCGAACATGGGCGGTAAATCCACCTACATGCGGCAAACCGCGCTGATCGTGCTGCTTGCGCATATCGGCAGCTTCGTTCCGGCTGCACGCTGCGAGCTGTCCCTGGTGGACCGCATCTTCACCCGCATCGGCTCGTCCGACGATCTTGCCGGCGGCCGCTCGACCTTCATGGTGGAAATGAGCGAAACCGCCAACATCCTGCACAACGCCACCGACAAGAGCCTGGTGCTGATGGATGAGGTCGGCCGCGGCACCAGCACCTTCGACGGCCTGTCGCTGGCCTGGGCAGCGGCCGAGGACCTGGCCCGGACTCGCGCCTTCACCCTGTTCGCCACCCACTATTTCGAACTGACCGTACTGCCGGAAAGCCAACCAGCGGTAGCCAACGTGCACCTGAACGCGACCGAGCACAATGAACGCATCGTGTTCCTGCACCATGTACTGCCGGGACCGGCGAGCCAGAGCTACGGCCTCGCGGTGGCCCAGTTGGCCGGCGTGCCGGCCCCGGTAATCCAGCGCGCCCGCGAACACCTCAAGCGCCTGGAAACCACCAGCCTGCCGCACGAGATGCCGAGCCAGCAGAGCGGCAAGCCCGCCTCGCCGATGCAGAGCGACCTGTTCGCCAGCCTGCCGCACCCGGTGATCGATGAATTGTCGAGGATCAATCCCGACGATATCAGCCCGCGGCAAGCTCTCGATCTGTTATATGCATGGAAGATGCGGGTCTGA